GTCCGCATTGACCTCGGGATGGCCGTCGGCCACCACGATCACTTCGTCCGCACACGCTGCAGCGGATGCAACTGCCCGCTCAAGCGTCTCCCGGCCGATGGTCGGGATGACGACCGACAGTCTCACCCGGTCACCGGAGGACGCCAGAAGAACACCGCCGGCAGCAGCGCCAGCGGCAGCCACCGCTCAGGGATCACGCTGCACGCTGCCAGCGCCACCACAGGCGCAGCTGGCGGCTGGTACACCCTCACCGTGTCGGTCGCCACGAGCAGCGCTGCGTAGCCGACTGCGAGCGCCGCCACGAGCTGCCACGACGGCTTCAGGAGTGCCGCAACGCCCACCGACCACGGTGCCACCATGAGCCAGAAGTTTCGCCAGCCACCGGCCTGCGCACGATGCTCGAACGCTGAGCGGACCGGATGGTCGTGCACTCGGCGCAGCAGCGGCGTCGCGGTGATCGGGTCGATCTGCGGTCGGCGCACGAAGTAGGCGATCAGCGCCAGCGGCAGGACGACCAGCGGCCACGGTGACCACACCCACAGTGCGATCCACACCGGAGCCTGTTCCTTGATCCCGACGGCCCAGACAGCGAACACGAGCGCCAGCAGCCAGTTGCCATGCACGAAGCAGGCAGCCGACGCCGCCGACATCGCCATCGCCGGCAGGTCGACGCCGACCGGCCACGTCGAGTGCGGCTGCATCACGCCAGGCAGCGCCAGCACGAGCACCGCAGCGGCGACTGACACCGGCCACGAGGCGTCCATGCCACGCGCCCACAGTGCGACGGACACGCCGAGCACCGGCCACGAGAGCGCCCACACGACCCACCAGGCTGCGAGGTCGCTGCCACAGACCGACGGCAGAAGCCACCGGACGTTGAACGGGAACGCCACCGGCTTGCCGTCACCGGCCAGCAGGTAGCGGGCGGCGTCGGGACCGGGTCGAACGGCGATCACGCTGCGAGCCCTCGCAGCGCCATCATCGCCTGTTGCAGGTCGTAGGTCTCCTCGTCGAGGAAGACAGCGCCCTTGTCGTGGGTGGTCTTCACGCTGGTGTCGACGTGGATCGAGGCGCCAGCGGCCCTCGCCCTGATGCAGAACGACAGGTCCTCGCCGAAGTCAGTCCGACCCGTTGAACCCTTGGCGATCGACACCTGGTCGAACGGTCTGCCCGGTGACTCCCGTGTGATCTTCTCCAGCACCGAACGGTGGATCAGGATGCAAGCCGCGCCCGTGGCGTCGACCTCAACGAGCTGGTCTCGCGGATAGTCGAAGACTGGCACGAACCCGACTTCCGTTTCGGTCTCGTACATCCGATAGATCGTCGGGCACATCCGGTAGCGGCGGGCGTACATGGCCCCGATGCCGTCGGACTTCTGCGCGAACGCCAACCCGCCGACGATCGGCCGGTCAATCGCATCGGCCGCATCGAGCAGTCGCTCGACGGTGTCGGGAGCGAAGCCCATGTCGGCGTCGATCATCAGGAGCCAGCCAGCTTCCTGCTGATTGAGCAGCATCGACGCCAGCGTGTTGCGTCCAGCATTGATGTGTGCCGCCCCCGTCTCCTTCGGTGCTACCCCGTAGGCGTGAGACACGATGTGTTGTCCGTGGGCTGCGTCGTAGAACATCAGCTCCCGCAGTGAAGCTGCGAAGCAATGCTGCTCGTGTCCCGGGTGGAGGTAGCCGAGCATCACCTTCTGGTGCTTCACGACGGCCTCTGGCGAGTCTGGCGGCGCTCACCCGGACGGGCGGTCGCCTGCTCGACGCCGGAGCTGAACAGGTCCGGAAACGCACGCACGACCGGGTCGTCGGCGTCGAAGGCCTCGTCCTCACGCACGACCAAAGGGACGCCATTGTGAGTGACGATGCAGGTACGGGACGCGTGCACCTTTCGCACGGCAGACTCCTCTCGCGGCAGGCAAGGTGGCAGGCGTGAGGGACGGGCGGAGCCTGCCAGGCCGCCCGCCCCTCACGGTCGAACTCGACCTCGGATCAGGCCGAGGTCTTGTCCTGGAGCAGCCGGAACGCGCCGTCGACCACCGAGTCGGCACCGGTCCGCCAGTAGGCGTACCAGCCGCGCCGGCCGTCGGGGAGGTTGTTCGACGTGTTGAACAGCTGCGGGATGTACTCGACGGCGAAGCTGCCGGGCTTGTCGACGATGACGTAGTTCGAGAAGTCACCGAAGATGACCTCGTTGTCCTTCACCGTGGTGCTGGAGGCGCTGGGAGCGTCGTCCGACTCGACGACCGGGCGGCCGTAGAGCTGGGTGGCGGTGCCCTGCGTCAGCTCGGTGGTGAACTTGTTGGACACCGCGGAACCGAGGTTCTGGATCGCGAGCGCCCAGATCGGGTGCATCAGCCAGGACGCCCTGCTCCGGAACCGCACCGGCACGGACCGGTACATCTCGTCGAGGTCTTCCTTGTTGATCTGCGCCGCGGTGTCGCTCACGATCTCCGAACCGGCAGCCGCGTCGAGCGCCGTGAAGATGCCCGTCGGCTGGTCGGTGCCGGTGCCCGTCGCGTGGGCTGCGCCCTCGAGGCGGTCACGGGCGTCGGCGAACATGCCGAGGATCTCGGTCTGGAGACCGGCGATGTCCTCGGCCGCCTCGATCGACGCCATCACGAACGCCTGCGCCTTGTGCACCGGGATGCTCGGCTGGGCGAACGTCGGGGAGTCGTCCGAGACCTCGGTCAGCTGGGCGTCGAAGCTGGCGGTGACGCCGGCCGACGTGATGCCCTGCCACGAGGTGTCACCCGGACGGGTGAGGGTGACGACGCGGGAGATCGCCCGGATCGCGTTGGAGCTGCCGTCGTTCGACAGGATCACCGTCGGGTCCAGGTGCGTCGGCACGAGGAAGTTCCCGTTGGCGTTCGTGACGGTCGACAGAGCGGTGCGCTCCTCCGGGGTCAGCTGGAACTCGCGACCGGTGACGACCTTGCCCCACGCCGACTCGTAGACGTCGGAGGACCGGACGATCAGCGACCGAGCCCAGTCGGTGTCACCGCGGTGGCGCAGCACGAGCTTGCGGACGTGCGCCATGTCCTCGGGGCGATCGACCTTCGGCTCGAGGCTGCGGGTGACGGCGTCGGCGACCTGCTGCGGGGTGGCGCCACGGTCGACGAGCACGTCGGAGGGCTCGGGCTTGGAGATCACCTGCAGCGACGGGCGGCTGGCGCGCTCGGCGGTCCGCTCCTCGATGGCGACCAGCTCGGCCTCGCGAGCGTCGAGCGCGGACAGCTTCCCGTCCAGCTCCACGACCTCGGCCTGGCGGGCGGCGATCTCGGCGTCGTCCTCGGTGCTCAGGGATCGGGTCTCGTCGAGGGCGGCGGTGGCGACGGCCTCCATCGCCTCGACGGCGGCGGTGCGCTGCTCCTCGAGCTTCTCGCGCTCGGCGCGCAGCAGTTCCAGTGCCTTCATGTCAGTACCTCTCAGTGTCGTGGCCGCACGCGAAGGGCGTGGGCCAGGGCGAGTACGGCGCGCGGGTCGCGGCCGTTGGGACCCGAGGTGTCCTCACGGACGGCGTCGGGGGTTGGCGTCGAGGTGTCCAGGTGGACGGCGTCGACGCCGAGTTCTGCGAGCAGCGCCTGGCGCTGCGTGTCGTCGAGTCCGGCGAGCAGTGAACGCACGCCGACCGAAGTGGCCTCGTAGGCAGGGAACACGACGGGTCCGAGCTCGAACAGCGACAGCTCCCGGATGGTGCGCAGCGGCGTGTCGCGAGTCTCGTCCCAGCTCTCCCGGGTCACACGGAACCGGAACGACATGCCGTCGATCGCGCCGCCGGCGATGGCCTGACGGATCGGCTCGACCCGGGGGTTGTCGAACATCGTGGCTCGCACGAACAGGCCGTGGTCGTCCTCACGGATCGACTCGATCGCAGCGATCGGCACCGAGCCCGTGGCGATGTCGTGGCCGTGGTCGAACTGCATGACCGGCTTGCGTTCGCTCAGCGTCTTCGTGAACGCACCCCGGGAGATCTGCTCGTCGAACAGTCCCTCCCACGAGTCGATGCGGGTCGGAGTGTCGAACACGGCGGCGTACCCCTCGAGGGTGAAGCCGTTGTCGTCGGTGGCCCGGGTTGTGAAGGGTGCGGCCCGGGTGACCAGGGCCTTCGGTGCGTCAGGCATTGGGAGCCTCCGGGATGATGTCGGGTGAGTCGTCCGGCGAGCTGTCAGGGTCGTCGCCGCTGACGGGGAACGCTCGGTACGGCGGCCAGAGGTACTGGTCGCCCGACTCGATGGGTGCTTCGTCTTCCAGGGCCCGGACCTCGTTGACGCTCATCCAGCCGTTCCGCAGCGCGGTCTGGTAGGCGGTGAAGCGACCGTCGGTGTCGGAGCGGAGGAACGCCGCCCGGTTGAACCGAGCGAACTGCGGACGTGGCAGCAGACGGGTCAGCGCCTTCTCGATGCGGACCAGGTGGCCTTCGAGCGAGTGCTTCAGGTAGGCGAGGTCGGCTTGGCTGACGTTGGCGTAGGTGACGGACTGACCGGACGTGGCGGCGTAGACCATCGACGGAGGTACCCGCCAGAATCGGCACGCCTCCTCGGTGGTGAAGCGCATCAGGTCGATGAACTGCGAGTCGTTCGGGTCGACCATCAACGGCTCGAAGCTCAGGCCGGAACCGACGACCATCGGCTCGCGGTTGCCGCGCACGGCGTTCAGGAACGAACGCTTGATGCCCTGCGCCTGCTCCTGAGTCAGCTCCTGGTCCGAGCGGATCAGGCCGCCGGGGTGGCCGCCGTCGCCGAAGAACCTGCTGCCGAAATCGCGCGCTGCGACCGCGGCGCCAATCGTCGAGCGGGCCCGCTGCACGGGGGAGTCGGCGAACGGGCTGCCGGGGCGGACGAACCTGCCGGGCAGGTGCCACAGGTCGCCGAAGGGCCACAGCTGACGGTCGACGTTCTTCACCGTCACCGTCGGGATGCCGTCGACGACCCGACGGTTCAGCACCTCGTCACAGTCGACCAGCTCGATCGACGTGGGCAGACCGTTCGCCGAGAACCCGAGGATCTCGCCGAACGCGTTGCCGTCGGTCAACAGCGCGAACATCAGCTGGTACAGCCACACGTCCTGGTCGACCAGCGGCGACGGCTCCCGGATCACGGACGGTGCCGGCGTCACCGGGATGCGCTGTGATCCCGACTGACGGACAGCGTCGAGCGGAAGCGCCGAAACCGACGAGGCGAGCGTGTCGATGCAGGCGGAGCTCGCGGCGTGCGTCAACGCCGTCGACGTCGACACCGGCACCGGGCTGTAGGCCGACAGGCTGTCGGTCCACAGGTGGGCGTAACGCCCGAGGCTGATCGTCGAACGCTCCTCGCTGGGAGTCGTCGCACGTCGGAACAGTCCCATCAGTCCTCCAGGACCCAACCGACAGCGAACATGGCGACACCGGCGACGACGAGGCCGAGAGGCAGCGAGACGAGGAACGCAGCGCTCGACACGGCCACGAGACCGGCAAGCTCGAGCAGCGTGGACAGCAGCTTCACCAGGTCCCCGATCAGTAGGCGAACACCGGGCCGGGCGACTCGGGCTCCTCGCGTTCCAGCACCGTCGCCCCCCACAGGGCGAGCGTCACCGCCACCAGCGGTGAGATGTCGACCGTCGACGACGACCTCGACCACGCCCACGCGTCGCCGAGCTTGCGGACCGCAGCGCCAGCCACGGCGGCGTCGAGGTCGGGTTGCGACGAGTGGCGCACCTGACGGTTCGTCACTGCGTCGAAGATGCGCCCGCACGCCGCAGCCATCTGACGTCCACTGGTGCGAACGACGCGCACCCCGGCCGCCTCCAGCTCCGGGACCAGCGACGACGCCGGACCGGCGTCGTCGATCACGAACGCGACCGGCGTGTGGGCGTCCCACATGCGGATGCACTCTGCGACGATCCACTCGGTGCCCGACTGGCGGGCAGCGATCTCGAACGTCGAACCGTCGCACACGCCGATCGTGCCGACCGTCCGATCAGGCGACACGTCGACTGCGAAGGTCAGATCCTCGCCGTCCGGTGAACTCTGACCAGCGCACGCCGCCCAGCTCCTCGCCGGGATCTTGCTGGCGAACGCGTTGGCCGTCCACCGGTTCAGGTAGGCCCGCTCGAACTCCGCCGGCTCCTTCGACGCCTGCTCCGCAGCGATCGCCGACTCAGGGATCGTGCGGCCCAGACTCGGGATGCACGACCACCAGGTCTGCGGGTCCGAGGGATCATCGTCGGCCGAAGCGGCCCACTCGAAGTACGCCAGCCCCGTCGTCACGCCGTCGCGCACAGCGTCGCGGCCACGCTCAACCTTGGACAGCAGGTACGTCGAGCGGGACGTTCCCGCCGTCGAGATCACCCACATCTGCGGCTCCGGCCGCGTGATCATCGCCGGGCCGAAGCCCTGGTCGAGTCGGAAGTCCTCGAACTCCCAGCACTCGTCGATGACGCACAGGTCCAGGCTCTTGCCGTGGCCCGCCCGGTCGGTCGGTGCAACGACCTCGTGGAGGCTGCCGTTGCGCCAGCGCACCGCTTCCTCGCCGTTCGAGTAGCGGATCGTGTAGCCGGCCGAGTAGGGCGACGCCTCGAGCATCGGCACTTGGTCGTTCTTGAACTTCGCCCGGGCCGCTGCGCCGTCCTGCGCTGTGAAGATGATCCGCGCCCCCGGGTCGTGCAGCGCACGCCAGACCATGAGGCTCAGACTCAGCGTCGTCTTGCCGCACTGGCGGGGCACGGTGACCACCACCTCCCGGTGCACCAGCAGGCCGGTGTCGGGGTCGTACTCCAGCGCCGTGTCGACGACCTGTCGCTGCCACGGCATCAGCGGCGTGCCGAGGTGCTCGGCGACCGTTGCCACCTGGTCGCCCCAGGTCGGACGATCAGTCCGACGGGTCGCGAACCGCGGCGGACAGCTCGGCAGCGAGGAGGTCGAAGGCATCGCCGGCACCCTCCAGGGGTTCGAGTCGGGCCAACGTCATGCGCAGCTCCCGCACCAGCGGGCCGGACACGTCGCCGGCGTCAAGGGCCTTCGCCACCGTCGTCGCGAGCGCCGCGAGCGGTTCCATGTCGGCCGACCAGTCGTCGTCACCACGCCGAGTGGTGATCCACTTGCTGACGGCCTTGGCGATCACGGCGACCCCGCTCCTGCATAGTCATGCGTCGGCCTGTGGACAACTGGCCTAGAGAGAGGCCGGGGGGAC